GGCGTTTACTGGTGTTGCTCAAAATGTAGGCAACTACCAGCCCGCGCTGAATGCCGCTGGCTATAACTACGGCGCGGCTGCGAACACGGACATCACCGGTGCGGCCGCCCCCTACCTACAGGCTGGCACGACCACCAGCGGCCTAACGCAGGCCAACCCCTACCTGCAAGCCGGAACATCCAGCGCCGCCGATTTGGTTGGCGGCTACATGAACCCGTACACCCAGAACGTGGTGGACCAGATCCGGCTTGCGAACCAGCAGAACATCGCCCAGAACCTTTCCCCGGCCGTCACCTCTGGTGCGGTAGGGTCAGGCCAGTTCGGCTCCCAGCGGGGCACAAATGCCCTTGCGCTGGGCATCTCGAACGCCAACATCGGTGCGCTCGGCTTGCAAAACCAAGCATTGCAGACTGGGTACGCCAATGCACTAGCCGCAGCCCAGCAGCAGCGCATTAACCAGCTCAACGCTGGCCAGACCGCAGGCACCTTGCAAGGTCAGTTCAACACCAACCAAGTGACTGCCGGTCAGGTGGCGGGCAACACTGCGGCGCAGGAAGCGGCCGCACGCACCGCTGCGGCCACCGGGCAAGTTAACCTTGGCCAACAGCAGCAGCAAAGCGGACTGGCCGATGTCAACGCGCTGGCGACGCTTGGCGGCCAGCAACAGACCATTGCGCAGAACAAGGAGCTGTTCCCGCTGGACGTGGCGGGCAAGCAGATGGCCGCGTTGAGTGGTGCCCAGATCCCGACGACCACCATGCAGACCATGACCGGATCGCCGCTGTCGGCCATCGCGGGCTTGGGCGCACTGGCGGGCGGTATGTTCAGCAAGAACGCAAGCGGAACATCGGCTGCCGGGAATATTTACGGGGCGATAGCGCCCGTGATGTCGGACATTTATAGCGGGGTCAAGACCGGCGTGTCAGACGCTTATCGATATATTACGAACGGCAATCCCGGGATGAGCGGAACCGGAGATGCGAGCTACACACCAAACTACGGCACTTCGGGAAATGTTTATGGGCAACCGGGCGTTGAGGCTTCGCCTGATAACACGTACGTACCTGATTACCAAGCGCCCTACACCGCGCCGTACACGCCAGATTACACTTTGCCCGAGTACTATGAAGACTACTAGAAACGGAGGCCCGAATGGCTGAAGCACCAATCAAAGGTGGCCTGTCCACCAACCCCCGAGACATTAACTTCTATGGTGCTCAGGACGAAGACATATCCGAGTACCAGAAGTCGCTGGATGACAGCATCAAAGCGCTCCAGCAGCGCTACGCCCAACCGAACTGGTTCAATGTCGCTGCGGGCTTTTTCAAGCCCCAGTTGGGCGGCTTTGCGGCCTCCTTGGGCAGCGCATCGGAGGCCATGGGTCAAAACGTGGAACGTGAGCGCGAATCGCAACTGCCCATTGCACAGATGCGCAGCCAGCTTGCCATGTCCAAGATTGCTATGGGGCAAAACAAACAGGCAGCGGACTTGGTGAAAAAACACGAAGCTGAAGGCGCTCCTCTGTACGCATTACCGCAATTGGCGGCAAAACTTAAAGCTCTTGGATCGCCTTTAGCGGATTCGGTTAACGCTCAAATTGATCAAACTCGTAAATCTCAAGACTTGCAAGTGCAGCGCGTAAATTCCGCCATAGAACAACGAAGAGCCGCAGAATCCTTGATCAACAGGGACGAAGCGCAAGGCGTGTTGACACCTGCGGAAGCAGCGGTAAAACGCGCGGCCTTGCCTGCTATTCCTACGTTGCCGCCCGATCCCTTTGATCGCCCAGCACAAGGTGAAAGAGGCGCGTTAGTAAAGGCTGTTGATTTGAGTGTGAAAGATTCTGCTGCTGGAACGGCTGGCCCCGGTAAAGGGGACGCTCTTGCCGACACCGTTGCGGCGGCGAAGGCTCTTGCTGGTAATTCTGCTGCTGCGGCTGCGGCTGCTGCTCCCCCACCTGCTGCGGCTGAAGCAACTACGTCCAAAGCCATTGGGGCTCAAGATTTTCTTACCAAAGCGGTGTATCCAAGTGAGAGCCCTACAGGAGCGCCAAACCCGCGATCAACTGCGGTCGGTAAAGGTCAAATGCTGAAAGACACCCGGCAATTCATCAAAGATAAATACGGCATGCAGGCCGGGATAGATCAGTACGATAAAGACCCGGCAGTAGCTGCCGCATATGACTACGCCCTTCTGGGCCATAACCAAGGTCTTTTGAAAGACCCGACGGCGCTTAACCATCGGCTCATGTGGTGGTTCGGTCCGGGAGATGGGCCAAAAATTCTTAACGCAAAAAACAATGAGACATTAAAAAGTCTTGGACTATCGTTGAAAGAAAATGAAGATCCTAAAAAAGATCAATACAAAATTAACGGCTTAACAGCCGATACCACCGTTGGCAATCTTAAGACAACTATTTCTACGCAATTGAAGAAAAACAAAATTGATCCAGACGCCAAAGTAGTGTTTGGTGAACAACCAAAGGGTGTCGAAGCAGCGGCCGTGCCTGCCGCAGCAGCGCCTGCGCCAAAACCAGCAGAGCAAGACCGCTTCCCAGTATTGCATGCACGCCCCACTGGTGAAGGCGAGCTTCGTGGCAAATCCCCCGACGAACGGGCGCTCATTATTAAAGTCGCAGAAGAAAAAGCAAAAGCTGATGAAACCCGCGCGGATGGTTTTGTTAAAAAATGGTCTGGCTACGGCGACCCCACGATTTACACCCCGTACATGGGCGAACTTAGTCAGTCTATAAGCATGATTGAAGGCAACAAGCCCGTAGCTAAAAAAGTGTTTAACGCTATGGGCCAAGGTGACCTGCAAGCTCAACTGCTGAAGGCTGCAAACGAAGGGTTTACGTTCAATGGTGGCGTGTGGTCGGGCTCGGTGAACCTTCCTGTGAAAGCATGGGTCGACGCGGGTCTGTCACCAGAAGAGGCAACTTACGCCAACAAAATGGCGACTATGTTTTTGCGCATAAACGGCTACAAGGGCCAACTTCAAAACATGAGTACAAGCAATCCGCCGGTTGCGGAATTCAGTGCTTTGCAAAACAGGGGTGCTAACTTAGGCCAACCTTGGGACGCGGCGTTGTCTACGCTTAAAAAGGATAGGATCAACGGGTACTGGAGCAACAAGATTTATAACATTGTCCTTGCTGAAAAAGAAAAAGCCGGATTGGGTGAATTAGCTCCGACCGCTGCGGTACTAAAGCACTCCAAAGAGTACAAAGCCGCAGACTTGCAATGGAAAAAAGATTTGCAGGCAACTCAGTAAAACCGCAAACGAGGATTACAAATGTCTGATGACGCAGATATCCAAGCTCGGATGGCCAGAATGGCCAAAGAAAGGGAAGCCGCCCTTGGTGGAGCCTCGACAACAGAATCCGTTGCTTCTCCACCGCAATCTAATGAAGATGCGGAAATGCAAGAACGCATGGACAGAATGGCAAAAGAACGTGGAGAGCAATTTGGGCTAGAAGACTCGACGCCCCGGGAAAACGCGGCCATGTTGGAAGCGCGGCGTGTGGCGGCTGAAAAACAAGAAGCATTAGCAAAAGCAGAAGCCAATAGGCCAAAAACTTTAGGTGAAAATGCCGGAGCGCTTTACGAAAAGGGTAAAGGACTTTTGCCCAAAGAGATGCAGGGATATGTTGATGATGCGGCTTTAGGTGTAGCGGGGTACTTGGGCGGAAAAGCATTGCGTTCAGTGATTGACCCAAAGTACCAGTACGGAACCCCAGAGTACACGGAACACCAAGCACGGCTTGGCACCGCTGGCGACGTTAACGCTGTCGCTGACCAATCCCGGGCTGTTATGGGGGACGCCCAGCAGCAGCATGCCGCTGCGGCGCAGGCTATGCAAGCCAACGCCGATGCATTGGCCGCGCAGCATGCCGCCGCCGAGCAAGCCCTACGGCAAGCCGAGCAGGAGAACCTGTACCACAGCAGTAGGAACCCCACGGAAGAGGCTGATGAAAGATTGCGCGGGGTGCAAAGGCAAGTAGTTGGAAATGCCGGTGAAGGAGCGGGCGGAAACACTGGGCGGGCTAACCAGACTGGGTACAACACCCGGACCGCGCAAGAGGCCGCAAGAACGCAAGCCACGGCGAGTACATTGGGCAGTATGGGCTTGAACCCTACCAACGCGCTTGCCCAAGCCCCCGATCTGGCCAGTACGCCAAGCGGCTTGCTGGTGCCCAAAGACGTTGCTTTGGAAGAAGAAGCAAAACGGTTGGCCGCGCAACGTGAACAGGACCAACGCCGTGTTGCTTTTGCGCAGCAGGTGGCCCGAGAAAAAGCTGAAGCAAAATTACGACTTGACCAAGCCCGGGCCGCTGAAGCCAATGCCCGAACGGCTATGGCCCAAGAAATGCAGCGTTTGCAAAGGCACGCAGCGACACCACCTATATCGGACATCGCACAGGCTAGGCACCAAGAAAACATTGCCCGTGCGAACAGCTTGCAAGCAGAGATGCCGGGCACAGGTAAAAAAATGCTAGAGTTTGTTGGCAAAAGAATATTGCCCAGATATGTTCCCGGCGTAGGTGCAGCTTTCGCGCCACTTGAAGCAGAGCAGGCTAAAAAAGATTATGACGCGGGCAATTATTTTCGGGCGGCTATACACGGCGCGGGTAGTCTTGGCGGCATAGCTCAAGCCACCGGTGTGCCATTTTTAATGGGTGCGGGTGACATCCTGCAAACACCCGCCACATTGCAGGCCCTGTACGATTTCATGCAAACCCCCGCAGCGGCTAAGCGCTAACGATTGGTCGGTACGGTCACCGCAACGATCCAATGATGGCGGTGAACACCAGCCCCCAGAAGAAGAATTTGAACCAATACACTACATCGCGCCCCGCTTCTCGCTGAGAGCCCGGGCCACCTCGGGGTTGAGCGACCGCACAAACTCAATGCACTTTGCGCGTTCGGCGCGGGCGTACTTCAGGTTGACAGCCTTCTCCACCGCCGCGCACAGCTCGTAGACGTCCACGTCGTCGGCGTACAGCCCGTCCTTGTCGAGCATGTCGCAGCTCAAAAATACGTTGCGCATTTCCTCTTTTGTAAGCATGCTTTTCTCCATGTTGATGTAACTAAAGGTTAGATTATAATGCGGGCATGACCCTTGCCGAGTATTTCAAGACCGATGTCCGTGGTGCGAAAGCCGAGATGGCCCAGTACCTTGGCATCACCTCGACGTGGATGGCCCTGCTGATTGCGAAGCGCCGTCAACCATCGCCTGCGCTTGCTGTTGCGATTGAAAAAGCGACTGCTGGGCTCGTAACCCGGCAGGAGCTCCGGCCTGACCTGTTTGCGTAACCAGATCACGCCACGCGGACAGCAGGACCTTGTTGTCCTCCCGTAGCTGCTTGTTCTCGTCTACCGCTTGGCGGGCTATCTCCTCCAGAGTTTCCCGATCCCACTGCGTAAAGTCTGCCTTTGGCATTTGTCTTCCTTTTCTTCATTGAATCTAACAACACGTCCTGCACCCGGCGCTTGGTGGTCAGCCGCTCCAGCACCAGCTCGTCCACGGTGTTGCGGGCGATGATCCGGTGGATGAACACCGGGCGGTCGTAGCCAGCCTGTAGCTGGCGCGTCGGGCCGATCCGCTCAATTATTTGCAGGTGCTCTTCGAGGTTCCAGTTGGGCGAGAAGAACACCAGTATGTTTCCGCCGTCCTGTAGGTTCAGGCCGTGGCCAGCGCTTGCCGGGTGGGCGAACAGGACCGGGATCTTGCCCGCGTTCCAGTCCACGATGGTGGCTGGGTTCTTGTCCAGATGCCTGCCCTGCGGGAACGCCTTCAGCAGCCGCGCAAGGTCGCTCTTGAAGTTGTAGGCCACCAGCACCGGCATACCCGCAGCTTCTTCGATGATGGACTCCAGCGCCTCCAGCTTGACCTTGTGGGTCTCCTTCCACTTGCCGGTGTCGTCGGTGTAGGCCGCGCCAGCGGCAAGCTGCAGGCACTTGACGGTCTTGGCGGCGGCGTTGAACGCCTCCAGCTCAATGCCTTCCAGCTCGGTGTACATCGCGTCCTCCATCTCCTTGTAGTGCTTGCGCGCCTTGGGCGGCAGGTCCACGAAGATGTTGTTGACGATGGGCTCGTGCAGGTCGAACCAGTCCGCCGCGTCGATGGTCAGGCAGACGTCGCGCAGCTTGTCTTGGATCTCGGTCTGGGCACCCGGCAGCGGTATCTTGCTGAAACCATCAAAGCCGGTGCGGAACCAGCGTTGGTCAAACGCGGTAAACGTGCGCCCCAGCCGCGTCCCGGCGTCCACAAACCACGCCTGCCCCCACAGGTCCTTCAAGCCGTTGCTGGCTGGTGTGCCGGTCAGCTCGATCAGCCGGGTGATGCGGGTGTGGGCGATGGAGCCCAGCGCCTGCGCGCGCTTGCCGCCCTGCCGCAGCCGGAACGACTTCACCTTGGTGGACTCGTCCAGCACCACGGTCTTGTAGGGCCACCTGTCGCCCCAGTAGGCGACCAGCCAGACCAGTTGCTCGTAGTTGGTGGTGTAGATGTAGGCCGGTGAGCGGATGGCCTGTATGCGCTCCGCCTCCGTGCCCGTGATGACCGACACGTTGATGTCCTTCAGGTGGGACCATTTCAGGACCTCTGAGGGCCACGTGGTGGTCGCCACGCGCAGCGGGGCCACGATGAGCACCGGGCCGTCCTCGACCAGTTGTAGGCCGTCCAGCGCCGTCAGGGTGGCCACCGTCTTGCCTGTGCCCATGCCAGCCCATACCGCGCAGCGCGGCGTGTCGATGATGTGGTCGATGATCAGGTGCTGGTAGGGCCGGGGTATGAATTCAGTTCTCATGCTATTAGGTTGTCCACGGCTTCGTATGAATCAATTATTTCCACCAGCTCACCGAGCTTGCGCATGCGGTTGTGCTCACGTATCTGGTGGGGCTCTGGCTTCTTGCCGGGTGCCTTCAGCTCAATCCAGATGGGCGTCCGGTTGGGCAACATCACCCGGCGGTCCGGTGCGCCGACGTGGCCGACCCACTGGGCCTTGCGTATTTGGCCGCCGACGTCCTTGACGCGCTTGACGAGGTACTTCTCAATGTCCGATTCCTTGGTCATTCTTCGTCGTCCTCTTCCATTTCCTCCAGCTCGGCCTGCAAGTCGATGGCGATGGCCAGCAACGCGGCCCGCTCGGTGTCGCCCTTGATGTAGGCAAGGCGCTCTGCTTCTTCTGGTGTGATCATGTCAGTCCTTTCGGTATCGGTACGTTTCAAAGCCCGCAGCCGCAAGCGGCATGTCGGGTGCCCAGTCCGGGTTCGTGGCCAGCAGCGATGCTAGGTGGTCCGCGTTGAACTCCGGTTGGTCGGGGGCCTCGGCGATGATCTCGTCATGCACCGTCAGCACTATCTGGTAGCCCGCAGCTTCGATGCGGGGCATGTTGGCGGCCATCACGTCGCGGGCAACTGCTTGGCACAGGTTCTCGAACAGCTTACCGCCGTGCGTGCTGATCCGCGTCCACTTGCGCGTGAACTGGTCCACGCCCATGTAGGTGACCGCACCGTCCACCAGCTTGGGGTGCGGGTAGACCAACGACCGGCCTGATGGCAGCACGATCCGCAGCCAGCTCGTGCTGGTGATCTTCAGCCCCAGCGCGACGACGGTGGACCCCCGGTGGTTCATGGCCCGTATGACTGCGTTCTTGAGCTGCGCCCAGTAGCTGGTGATGTTGGGGTGCGCCTCGCGCCACGCCCGCTTGAGCACGTCGCAGGCCACGAAGGCGTCGTCGGACAACCCGTAGCGTGGGCGCTTCTCTTTGATCACGAAGGCGAAGTAGTTGTCGGCCGCTGTCACCAGCCCCCGTGGGGCGTTCTCCAGCACCTTGTCAGCCAGCTCGTCTAGGTTGATGCCGTAGACCCCTGCAAAGGTCGCAAAGGCCCCTACGCCGCCCTCGTAGCCCAGCGCCAGCTCCTGCACCTTGCCGACCTGCCGCTGGTCCTTGGTGACCTTGTCAGGGGTCGTGCCGAAGGACTTGCTGTAGGCCAGCTTGTACAGGTCTGGGCCGATGCCCTCGTCGAACTCGCGGAAGGCTTGGAGCTTCCACTCCTCGTTGGCCAGCCACGCCTGATCCCGGCCCTCGATGTTAGACAGGTCGGCCACCACCAGCTTCTTGCCGAACGGGGCGACGATGCAGCTACGGATGGCCGAGCTGGCCAGCTCCATGACGTTGTCGGTGGTCAAGTGTGCGCACCCGGCCAGCATGGCCTCGATGCCCGCGTCGATCGCCTCCTGCTTGAGCGACGGCCGGGGCAGGTTCTGTGGCTGGAACAGCCGCCCAGCCCAGCGCCCGGTACGCGCCGCGCCGTTGAACTGCAGCAGCCCACGCAGACGCTTGTCCGCGCTGGTGCCGCGCGCCAGCACCCTGTACTTGGCCGTGCTGGTGGAGCTGGCCTGCAAGCGCACACGCAGCAGCTCCTTGAGCGCCGGGTCCACGTCCATGGCCAGCGTCTTCTCCACCGTGGCCATCTGCAGGTCGGGCATGTCCACTGCGTAGTTCTCAAGTATGTGCAAGCGCAGCGCTGCGCCTTGCGTGGTATTGGCAACGCGGCCGTCGGTCAGCTCCAACGACTGCGCGGTCAGGTCGCCCTGCGCCCGATCCACAGCACGGATGGCCGCATGCACCAGATCCATGTCGATGGTTACGCCCCGGTCGTTGATGCGTTGGTCGAGCTGCCACAGCGCCATCTCGGTCTGGCTCATGTTGTAGTTGGGCATGCGTTCCATGACCGCGCGCATGGCCTCAATGTCGGAAGCGGCGTACGCCTTGAAGCGTTCCCACTCGGCCGGGTGCGTGTCCCGGGTGGCGCGGGCGATCTTGCGGTTTACGCCTTGGGGCTTGCAGAACAGGTTGATCAGCCGCTTGCCGTCCTTGTCCTTGGCCTTGTCAGCGGGCAGCCCCAGCACCTCACAGAGCATGCTCAGCGAGGCCGGTAGGCCGTGGCTCAGGGCCTGCACCATGGTGTCATGGATGCGGATAGGGGGAAGGCACAAACCCCACGCGCGCTGCATAACCGTGCGGTCGAAGTGGCTGTTGTGAATGACGACAGTGACGTCAGTCTTCACCAATTGCTCGGTCAGCTCCGGCGGCATCCGCATCCCGGTCAGCGTGACGTCGTGGACCTGCGCGGGCTCGTCGTCCACCGCCCACGCCACCAGCAGGATCTCTGCGTCGGCGGCGTAGGCGTGGGTGCCGTGCGTGATTGGGGTCTTGGAGTAGGTCTCCAAGTCCAAGTACAGCGTGGTCATTGGCTGCTTGCGGTACGGATGGCGTGCAGGACCTCTTCCCAGCCCTCGATCAGGGCCTCGGACTGGTAGACCCGGCCAATCAGGTCGGGGTTTTTCTTTGCGTATCCTTCGCCCAGCAGGCCGTCAACGGCCTCGATGACGTCCATCAGTTTGTCTTTCATTCGGCTCATGTGTGTATCTCCGGTGTGTATGTAAAAGGCGGGGGTACTCGCTGCACCGCAGGGCTATTGATACCATCACAAGTTGCGGCATCCGCTTTCCCCCCTATTCGTTAAACCAAGTCTTCCGCCGTCAGGTCGTCAAACTCGTCGGCATCGGCAATAGCGCCGCCACCGAAGTGCTCACCGTCTTTGTAGAACTGGACACCGGCCAACGTCGCGTTGATGCGCTTACCGTAGTTGTTGTCCTGCACCCACAGCTCGACGCTGGCGTTGACGAAGCAGCCCGCGTAGGGCTTGCCGTCCTCTTCGGTCAGCGGGGACTTGTTGACGTCGATCACCAAGGGCCGCAGCGCGTTGCGTGCGCTCAGGTACAGCATGCCCTCGAAGCCCGCGTAGTTGGACTTGAGGTCGCCGCTGTGCAGGCAGGTCTTGTCGGCCGCGCGCAGGGTCTTCAGGTTGGCGTCGGCCTTGACGCCCCATTTCTCGCGGGCCACGGCCTCGATGGCCGCGTTGACGGCCTTGACCTGCGGGTCTTTAGGGTCGAGCAGGAAGACCGCGCTGAAGGCGGGCTTGCCCTCACCGTTGACGGTCTTGGCCTCAAACAGGCTAGGGAAGCTCAGGCGTACGTTTGTCAGTTTTACTTTCATGGGGTTCTCCAAAAGGTTAGGAATTCGTCACGTCGTCAAAGTCAGAAGCGGTCGCTGACGTAACCAGCGCGGGCCGCTTATCGGATTCGGGTGCCACCGATGGCTGCCCTTCGGATTGGGTGATCAGGTCCTGAATCTTGGTCCACTGGCGTGGCCCAACGTCCCCGGCCTTGGCCAGCTTCTCGATGCTGGTGGGGCTGGCCAGTTTGTAGTCGTACATCTGGTCGTGCTTGATCCGCATGGACTTCAGCGTCTCCTCTGCGGCGTCCGGGTCGGCCCACTGCCGGTTGCCCTTCTTGCCCTGCACCAGCTTGTAGCCGTGGACGGGCTCACCGGCCAGCAGGCGGCGCTCGACCTCGGCACGCACTGCCTTGACCCACTTCTCGATCATGTCCGCGTTGGCCATGATGCGGGCAAGATCCCGCTCGTCCGCCGTCTCGGGCACCACGGTGTCGAAGTCGTCCATGACCGTCTTGGTGATGGCCGGGCAGGTCGCCTTGGCCCTGCACCACTGGCAACCCTTTGCGGAGGGCATCAGCGGGGCATCCGGCTGCCGGGTCAACTCCGCCATGAGCTGCACCTTGACCATGAAATCGTTCATCTCAAACACGTCGAGGGTCCATTCGGGCATGGCGTTCAGGCGGGGCTGCACGATCATCATGCGCACACGCTCAAAATCGTAGGCCAGCTCGTGCTCCACAAGGGCCGCAGCCGCGTACATCATGAGCTGCGGGTTCTCTTCGGCGTCCACCGCGACACCCCGACCGAACTTGGCGTCGATGACGATCAGCTCGTCCATGGTCATGATGACGGCGTCGGCGGTGCCGTGGGCATCCTCCTCGCCGGTCATGTGCCAGATGGACAACCGCTGTTCGACCAGCAGCTCACCGCCGGTGGTCTTGACGATGTCGCGCACCGTGTCCACATAGGTCTGGATTGCCTGCGCCTGCTCGGCCTGCAAGATCAACCCGGTCTCGGCGTCGGTCACGCCTACATACCCGGCCGCGTCGGTGCCCCGGGTCAGGCAGTGCGCCGACACGGTGTGCATCATCGTGCCCTCCAACGAGGCGTCCGAGCTGGTGTCGGGTATGCCTTCGCACATCCGCACCGAGCCGGGGCAGGACATCCAGCGCACGGCCGAGCTGGGGGATAGCTGGGCGTGTGCGCTCATGCTGCCAGCTCTTGCAGGAAGGCCGCGTAGTCCTCGACCTTGAGCTGGGGGCCCTTGGCCGCGCCGAACTTGGCCAGCGCCGCGATGACCTTGGCCTTGTCGATCTTGAACGTGCTAGTGATGGCTGCGGCCACCTGCGCGTACTCAATACCAGCGGTCGTCGCTGGCGTAGAGGTTGTCTCCAAGGTTGCGGTCACGGACGGGCCGGAAGGCTTTTCCTCGGAGGTAGTCGGGGTGTCGCGCTTCAGTACGGCCTTTGGGACGGGGGGTGCCTCCTGCTGGGCTGCGGGCTGGAAGCCCTCCAGTGCGCGGATCAGGTCCGCCATCATCTCGGTGTTGCGCTCAAGCGCTTGCTCTAGGCTCATGTGTGTATCTCCATAAAGCCACAACGGGATTGTTGTGGACAGGCCGATCCTACACCACTTTTCCGGTCGGTTTGTAACTTTTTAAAAATATTTTGTTGTGGGTACAAGTTTTTGTTGTACTATCGGGTTTCCCTTAACTTTTTGGAGATACACACATGAACTGGAACCCCTACAAACGCATCGCTGACCTTGAGCGCCGGGTCAATGAGATGCACCACGAGATGCTGCACGTGGTGGCAAGCACCAGCGCGCGCGTGCGCATGCTGGAACAAAAAATGGGCCGCAACACCGTGCTGGCCGATTTCAAGGATGAGACCGGGCAAACGTCCGGCGGCCTGCCCACCGGAATGTTTACCATTGAGCAGACCCAAGCCCTTCTCGACAAGCGTGTGCGCGCCAACGCGGCCGCCCGGAAGGCTTACGCCAAGAAAAAGCGGCTGGAGGCCAAGGCCATGGCCAGAGCAGCGGCGGCGCAGTCATGAGATACATCGCCGACCTGTTTGCGCTGGTGGGGCTTGTCTCCACCATCGTCGTGGTGGGGTTCTACATGGGCTACGCCACCTATCAACCCAAGTGCGGCAACATGCTGGCCGTGTTCACCAAGGAGTGCAAATGATTCCAACATCCAGACTGCGCTTTGTTAAGCGCGACATACGAGTGCCGTTTCAAGACTATAAAGATGTAACGGAATTAAAAACAGTTCACATCCTCCAGCAATGGTGGGAAAAGTCAGTAACCATAAACCTTGGCTGGACTGGTGACATGCCTTTGCGTAAAGCAGAGGGAGAATGGCGTGATGTACCACTTGAGGAGGAGCAAGCATGACCGAAGACCAAAGGTGGCAGGTCATGAGCGCCCTTATGCCGCCCGCGTACTTGGCCGCAATCATCACAAGGATTGCAGACGGCACTATCAACAGAGCAGGCGCACTGATTGTGTTTGACGCCATCTACGAACAAAACAAGGCTAAATTAGCCAAAGCAATTGAGGAGCAAGCATGATCGCCATGGTGAAACGACTGCTGACCATGCCGTCTCCGTTGGAGATGGCGGCGCGTGAGCTGATGCAAGCCCAGCGGGCCAAGCTGGAAGCCGAGAGCGCACGCGAGTACGCATACCACATGGTCAACTACAACGACGACCGCATTGCGCGGTTGCAGGACCGACTTAACGAACTGAAGGAGCAGGTATGAGAGAAAACACCGACAAAACGTGGATGGAAGTCCACGGCGGCTATGCCAAGGACATGACCCTGCGTGATTGGTACGCGGGGATGGCTATGCAAGTGCTTAAAGATGACATTTGGGATTTTGACTTGCTGTGTAAGCAAGCCCACGAATTGGCAGACGGGATGCTCAAAGCGAGGAATGCGAAATGATACTTACACCGCAGCAGATGTCCGAGTCAGTTTTGAAAACATTGGAGGATGTTGTTGCCGACATCTACCCACCCGAAGAACGTGAAGAAGCCAAGGCCCGCATTCTTGATGCATGGAGCGCGGAAATGTTTCAGCGGAGGGTTGCAGAATGAACGACGACGATTCTGGTGGCGAATTTTTCTTCGACTTGTTGAAGACCGTGGTCGCCATACTTTTCTTCCTGCTGTTTGTGTCCGTGCTAGGCAGCGTGGTGTGGGGGTTGGTAGCATGATCCAGACCATCTTCATACCAATCCTGTTCGTCTGCATGAACAACAACTGCGAGTTCATGCAATCACAAACGTGGTTCAAAACTGAACCGCAATGCCGCAGCGCGGTGGATGCGCAGAAAGACAACCTACGCAAGATGGCCGCCAAAGGCAACGCGGTGATCGCGCAGCTCGAAGGCACTTGCATCACACTCAAGAATGGAATGTTATGAAAACACCAGAAGACGAAGCCTTTGATGAACTTGCCCGCAAGCAGGGTGACTGGGGCGGCGGCTTCCCAGCCAAGCGCAAGATGGCTGCGGATAAGTTGCAGGAGCCTGACATGCTGACCATTGCGTACCAGTCGGGCTTCTACGACGGCAAGCAGGCGGCACTGGCCAAGCGCGAGTGGAACTTCTGCGAACGCTGCGGCAAGCGCACAAAAGACCTGACCACCATTCACACCTGCACACCGCCACAGGAGGGAACATGAATACTGACGAAACTTATTTGGGGGATGGTGTGTACGTTAGTTTTGACGGTTATCAAATATGGCTGGCAGTCAACCACCACGAGAACAAAGTGATCGCGTTGGAGCCTGATGTGTTTGCCCGTTTGTGTGAATACGTTGTATTTTTGGAGGAGAAAACATGAACCGCATCGAAGAAGAAGACGACGACATACAGGACTACAAGCGCCCGTGGGTGGGGCTGACGGATGAAGAAATACACAACACAGTTGGGTACGACGAAACTTGTGAGATGTACCAATTTGCTCTTGCTCTTATTGCCAAGTTGAAAGCAAAAAACTCATGAACATACTGCAATACCTGAACGGCCTACGGCCAGCCATACCTATGTCCGCCGAGCGGCCATGCACGGTTATGAGCAACGGCGAACTGCGCAGGCACATGCTGCAAGGCGCTGTGCTCATTAACGGCGAGACGGTGACCCCGGACGAGCCGATGGACTTCCCAGTCTTTTCGCTGGTGTTCTTCCCGAAATCAAAGAACCGCAGGACCACGATCGTATGATCTGCCCCACTTGCAACGCGTGGACCCGAACGCTTGAGACGCGGGAAAAGCCCGGCCACCAGACCTACCGCAGGTACGAGTGCGCCAACGGGCACGCCATCAAGACCATGGAGGCCGTGATCGTTGTGCCTGCCCCGGTCACAAGGGCCGACGAGGTGCGCAAGATGATGCGGCAGGACTACCTCGGCGGCATGACCGCGTCCCACTTAGGGCTCTGCCTTGGCATGTCCACGCGCTTGGCTAGGGAAATATTCGTGAGGATGCGAGACGCCTACGTCAAGAGCTGGATCGTCGAGAAGGATAGGTGGGTGGGGGTGTGGGCCCTCGCCGCAGACATTGAAGACGTCCCACGCAACTGCCCGAAACCAACAATGAAACCACCGAAAGCAAAACAATGAAAACTGAAGAACACGTCGTTCTAACCGGGTTTGCTGAACCGGATACGCGGGTCACCATGTCAATAAAAACCCGTGATGGTGAAATTAAATTCATTGCTGGAGAGAACTTTTGTTACGGTCTGACTAGCCCTATAAAAAGTGGCGGTGGAATCACCATGGGCGACGCGAATAGGCAGTGGCTGCACGAGCACTTGGACAAATGGATAGACGACAACATTGAAAGAACCAAATGAGCACCGAACTGAAATCAGGGATAGAGCAGGCCGTGGCGGCCGCAGGGTCGCAGGCCAAGCTGGCAGACATGCTGGGCTGCACGCAGCAGAACGTATCGTTCTGGGTGCGCCAAGGCTACGTGCCCGTGGAACGCATCCGGGAGATCGAGCAGGCCACCGGCGTGCATCGGTCTATACTGATCGACCCGGAGTTAATAGACCTGCTGTCACCGACAGCGGACCTATAATCGTTTCGGAACACGGCTAGGTGCGAAGTCATGAGCGCACCGAAAAGCGAACTACCCACGCAGCCGTTGTTCACTTTTTAATTGGGTACGTTTGGGTATAAAAATGACACAGACAACACCAGACCTGCCACCAATCGGGCAGGTATTCAAGCCGCAGCACATCCCGCAGCAGCTCAAAAACATGCGACGCTGGGCCCCGTGGAAGGCCGTGTGGAACGAGACCCGGCAGAAGTACGACAAGATCCCCTACCACCCTGACCACTACGGCCTGAGCACCAAGGACGTCAAGCGCTGGGTTGACTTCGACACCGCCAACAGCTCCCAGCGGCTCAACCCCAACAAGTACAAAGGCGTGGGCTTCGTGCTCACCGACATCACCGACGTGGTGGGCATCGACCTAGACAACTGCGTCAAGGACGGCGTCATCGCCCCGTGGGCCTTGGAGATCATCGACGCCGTGAGCAGCTACACCGAGCGCAGCCCCAGCGGCAACGGCATACGCATACTGGCTACCGGCACCTTCCACACCGACTGGAACAACCACGACGTGGGCATCGAGGTCTACGCGGGCCACGCGCCGCGCTTCCTGACCATCACGGGCGACGCGGTGGGGCTCCCCGTGGGCTACCCGCTGTACGAGGCCCCGGCCGAGGTCCTGAGCACCCTGCACAGCCGCTACGGCCGTGGCCGGGCCACCGCCAACGTGATCCCCATCCAGATGCCCGAGCTGATCCCGTACGTCTTGCTGCCCGACGTCGAGGACATGGACATACCCGATGCCACCAAGGACATCCTGCTGCACGGACCCGACGAGACCGACGACCGTTCACTGGCCCTGCACCGCACCGGTGTGCAGCTCTACAGCGCGGGCTACAGCGACGCCGAGGTCCTGTCCATACTGGCTAACAGCCAGCCCCTGTTCGACGTGGCTTTGTCCCACCGACGCATGGACGACGAGCGCGCCCTGCAGTACCTATGGGTCGAGCACTGCCAGAAGGCCAAGCCCAAGGCCGTCACCAAGGACTCGGTGATGGCCGACTTCCAAGACCTGAGCGCCGACCCGGAGGTGGCCGCCCAGACAAAAAAGTCCGAGGAGGCTAAAGCCAAGGCCGAAGACCGCTTCAAACTGGAGACGGCAGTCGAGTTTGCCCAGCGCCGCAAGGCGTCGTGGATCGTCAAGGGCGTGGTGCCCATGGCCACGCTGGGCGTCATCTACGGGGCGTCAGGCTCGGGCAAGTCGTTTTGGCTTTTTGACCTGATGGCCGCCGTGGCCCGCGCGCAGGCCGTGAAGGACACCGCCAACGCCGTGCAGGCCCTGTGGCGTGGCAAGAAGATAAACCCTGCCCGCGTGTGCTGGATCGCTGCTGAGGGCGTGGAGGACATGCGCAAGCGCGTCTTGGGCTACTGCACCCACCAAGGCATACCGCTGGCCAGCCTGCCCATGGAGTTCATCGGCGAGGCACCCAACTTCATGGAGGTTGTGGACGTCAAGGCCGTGATCAAACAGATACGCGCCCGGGGCAAGTTCGACGTGATCGTGATTGACACGCTGGCACAGGTCATGGCGGGCGGAAATGAAAACTCAGGCGAAGACATGGGACAGGTGCTGGCCTACTGCCGCGAGATCACCCGGCTCACCGGGGCGATGGTCGTGTTGGTCCACCACAGCGGCAAGGACGAATCCCGGGGAGCCCGGGGATGGTCGGGCCTTCGCGCCGCAGCCGACTTTGAGATGGAGATCATCCGCTCGGACAACGACCGCGTGGCCACGGTCACCAAGATGAAGGGCGGGGAAGACGGCGGCGAGTACGGCTTCAAGCTGGAGACCGTCACGGTCGGCATGGACGACGACGGCGACGTGGAGACGACCTGCGTGGTGGTCTACACCGACAGCAGCCGGGCCTCTGTGGCCGTCACCAAGGGGCCGAGCGGGGCGAAGCACAAGCTGATCCTCAAGGAGGCCACGCGGCTCATCGAGCTGGCCGGGTCCGGCGTCACCTTCAGCGAGATCGTCGAGGTGGTCTGGCCGAAGTACCCACGGAACGACGAGAGCAAGCGCGACCAGCGCAAAAACAACGCCGGACGTGATTTGCGGGACGTCATTGCGGCTGGGCATCTGGCCCAAAACGACGATGGCGTGGTCAGCTTTCCAGAGTAACCAAAGGAGAAACCTATGTCAGAAACCAAGTACGAAGTCCTAGCGCGCATGGAAGCCGCCATCGCCACGATGCTTGCCATGCGTGATCTGTACTTCAGCACGTTGCCCCAAGAATTTCAAATAGCGCGCGACGAGCCGCCTACCCCAACGCCCCTCGTAACGCGAAGCACGCTTCGTCAAAGGATGATTGTTAACACGGTGTCTAACCTTCAAGAGTTGTCGGGAGTGAACCCCACCTTTGAAGAAGTTCTCGACGCGGTTTGGCCACAGTACCCCCCGACCTTAGAAGGTAGGCGCGATATGCGCAAAGTCAACGCTAGGCGCGACCTGCGGGACGTTATTGCGGCCGGTTATTTGATAAAAAACAAGGACGATGAGGTCAGTTTGCCGGGCGTGTGCTACTTGTAGGTTTTTGCATGTTTGTAAAAAATAGCTTGCTTCATTGCTTCAAGATTGCTTCAGAAGCCTTCAGAAGCAGGGCATATTGCTTCATTCGCTTCACCCCCCTTTAGGGGTGAAGCATGAAGCAGAAGCCTGAAGCCAATTTGGTAATTATTTACAAAAACTATCGTGGTGAGATTTACAATAGAAATATTTTACAAACAAACGCTTGTAACATCCAAAAAGCGGGTACACTTCAGGCATCGCAACAACGCGATGACACACAAACACACAGGAGTTAAAAATGGCAAAAGCAGCAAAGTTGGTGGTGGAGTTGAACGAAGGCAGCGTGGACCGTCTGGGCATGTTGCTGGCACAGATCGCTGATCTGACCAAAGAAGCCGACGCGATCAAGGACGCGATCAAGTTGTCCGGCCTGTCGCATGAAGGCTCGTTCTTCAAGGCCACGCTGACCAAAGACGTCGACAAGAAAATCTTCGACAAGGAATTCTTCGTCCAGCAGCACGGTGAGGTCGCGTACGACGCCTACACCAAGAACATCCAAATCACTTCCGTCAAAGTCACTTCCCGTTAATCAACCCGGGGGCTTCGGCCCCTAGAAAGGAATCCCCATGATCTGCATCTACACAGTCCGTAAAAACGGCAAGATTGTTTTTTCCAGCAAACCTATGTCTGAGTCGCAGGCATTGGCTGAGGCCGCGCAGTATGCGGAAGCAGAAGTGACGGAGTGCGAAGAGTACTTCGGCCAAGACGACGAAATCAATTTTCAAGCATAACTTTTACCCTAGGAGAACACCATGATCCGTTTCGCAACCGCTTCCGCTCAAACTACCTTCCGTTCCACCAGCCCCTTGAGCAATGGCCAGATCGCCTACCACGCGCCCAGCGTGATGGCCGACGCCGCTCACCACTCCCGTGGTGACCGCTACGCTTTCATCCCGACGATCCAAGTGATCGACGGCCTGCGTGCCGAGGGCTTCGAGCCCTACGAGATCCGTCAGACCAAGACCCGCAGCGCTGACAAGCGTGAGCACACCAAGCACATGGTGCGCATGCGTCACCTCAGCTCGATTGCCACCAGCGAGGAGGTGCCCGAGATCATCTTGCTCAACAGCCACGACGGCAGCTCCAGCTACCAGATCATGTCGGGCGTGTTCCGCTTCGTGTGCTCCAACGGCCTGATCGCCGGGGACATGTTCAACAACATCCGCGTCCGGCACAGCGGCCGCATCGTGGACGACGTCATCGAAGGCGCGACCCGGGTGCTGGAGGACGCCAAGCAGATCGGCAGCCGCATCGCCGACTACAAGGCCATCACGCTGGACCACGACGAGCAGGTTGCGTTTGCCAAGGCTGCAGGACAAGCCCGCTGGGGTGACGACGCCCCGGTCACGCCCTACCGCATGCTGACGGCCAACCGCTGGCAGGACAACAAGGCCGACCTGTGGACCACGTTCAACCGCGTGCAGGAGAACATGCTCAAGGGCGGCATCTCCGGGCGCAGCGCCACCGGCCGTCGCATGACGACCCGCGCAGTGGGCGGCGTCACCGAGAACGTGAAGCTCAACAAGGCGCTGTGGACGCTGGCGGATACCATGGCCGCCCTGAAGCTGGACAAGGCCACCGACCAGTTCGTCGAGTCCCACGAGCACGCCTACCTGTAAACCAACCCGGCCCCCTTCGGGGGGCCACAACCAAGGAGCCAGCATGGCAACAGCAAAGAAAGCCCCGGCAAAGCCCACAGAATCGGCTGTGGACAGCGTTCAGACCTACCGGATGCCCAAGGACGTCTCGGACTGGATCGAGGGCGCTACGGCCCGTATCACGTACCTGACGACGACCGTGGAGCGGCTGAAGCAGGAGAACAAGGACCTGCGCACGGCCAACAAGGTCATGGAAGGCCGGGTCATGGGCAACTCACAGGAGTAAATTATGGACTTTGATGAAAAAATGACAATCGCAATCGTCACTGAGGCAGCAAGAATTGAAGAATTCGCGCTCAAGATGGGCGACGAGTTTGAGCGCAGGGACGGTGAAGGCACCTCGGTGGACGTACTTTTCAACGCGGGTGGCATGATCGTGGCCAGCGCCCTCAGTTTGGTTGACGAGGATGAGCGAGGGACAATGTTTGTCGCGATGATGGTCAATATCGTGCGGAACACCAAGATAGTGCTGGCGGAGCTTGAGACCAACGTCCTGCTCAACAAAATTCGGAAGGAGACCAAGACATGAGCAAACCAGAACTGACACCCCTCGCCCGGCAGATACTTGGCCACGCCAACGTCATGCCGATGTTCACGCAGAAGGAATTCGATCAGGCGCTGGAGGAAGCCAAGGCCGAGATCATGGCCTTCGCTATCGACGCAGCCCGGCAGGCCGTGGCCATGGAGAACGAGGCGTGCGCACGGCTGGCCGACGACTGCGTGAACATCGAGACGCTGGCCGACAGCATTAGGCAAAGGCTATCGAAGCGGGTGCATTGATAGAAATATTTTTCTTGTGGGGCGGCCCAAACTGTAATTTCCTGTTACATTTCATTCATCGCAATAACGCGATGACGCACAAACATACGGAGTAAAGAAAATGGCAAAAGTTACAACAGCAGTCGTTTATCCCGCAGTCGGATTTATGGGCGCAACAAATTGCGTTCCTGTTTTCGGTAAGTCGGTTGAAGAAGTTCGCGCACTGGGTCGCACTGATCGTGAGCGCTTTGATCTTGCTGTCGAAGTAGTGGCGTATTTTTATCGCGGCGTGGCCACACCTCAAGTTCAGGATAATCCTGCCGCTTTTTTTGCACCTTGGGCGCAAGTAGCTGCGCTTTAATCAACCCGGGGGCTTCGGCCCCCTCCTACACACCCACACAGGAGAACACCATGAACAAAGTATTCGACGAGAGCCTCGATCACGTAATCCGCAACGACGACGACAAGATCTTCGTCGAGCCCTACGGCGCTGACGGCGTCTGGCTGTCAATCCAAGCCCAACGCACCAACGGCGTCGTCAGCGTGGGCACATCGATGCCCGTCGAGCAGGCCATCCAACTGCGTAACTCGCTCAACTTTATTCTTGCGGGGCTGGCCTTGCCGGTCTTCACCGTCACCGTGGTGGGCATCAAGAACCACGAGTACACCATCGACGTGCATGCCACGGACGAGGACGCCGCCATCGACTGCGTGCTCGACCAGACTTACGACGACCTGCGCTCCCTGCGCTGCGGCGAGATCGAGGTGGTCCTGTGAGCCCGGTCCAGATTCACGTGGAGTTCAACGACCTCTACATGCGGCACGTCGCCACGCTGGGCAGCGGCGACCCCGAGGACCACGCGCCGTGGGCGTGGGGCCACACGGAGCAGAAGGCGATCGACGAGCTGCTGGCGCTCGAGGGCCTGCCGGAGGACACGCCCTACGTTCTTTGCTAAACTGTCCCCAAACGCGCTGCAAGATGCGCTGAAGGGGTACAAATGGCAACTGGTAAAAAAGCGCGGCGTCCGGCAAACGATCCGCATTTCCCGGACAAGGAGCAGATCAAGGATCGCCTGATCGCTTGGCTGTCTGAGGGCAATACGCTGATGGATTTTTGCCGCGTGGAGGTTCACCCATCATTCAGGACGATTTACAACTGGCAAGCCGAAGACCCTGTCTTTGATGCAAACATCGCGCGTGCGCGTGATATAGGGCACGACGCAATTGCTGAGGAGAGCCTGCAACTGGCAGACAAAGAGCCGCTGGCCGTGTTCGACGAGGCTGGCAACAAGCGCTTCGACCCCGGCAGCATTGCGTGGCGCAAGATGCAGATTGAAACGCGCTTGAAGCTGCTGGCCAAGTGGAACCCCAAGAAGTACGGCGACAAGACGGTGCTGGCGGGCGACCCCGACGCCCCGTTGGCCGTGACGGTGGACTTCGGCACGTTCGACGCGATGCTCACCAACATCGAGCTGCTGCGCCACGATGGGCAACCTAGTTAACCGGAGACCCGCATGGACCTCGCACACTTAGACACCATCGCAAAGAAGTACGACCTGAGCGATCCCGACCACCGCGCCAACTTCCGCATGGACGTCAGGGAGACCTACAAGCCCACCAGAATGTCCGCCATCAATGAGTGGACGGGCGGCAACCACAAGAGCCGGGAAGACGCTGTGCGCGCCTTGGCGGACACGTACATTGCCCAGAAGCGCGGCGTGGTGCGCAAGGCTGCTGGCGGGCGCGTGAGCTGGTAAACCGGCGCGATGGGCAACCTAGCTGACCTGCTGCGCGACCCGCAGGTGCGGGCGCAGTACGCCAAGCTGCCCGCAACGCACCGCGCCGCGTTCGACTGGCGCGCCAAGTGGCTGCTGGCCGCGCACAAGCACCAGCTCGAGCCGCCCGGCACGTGGTGGAACATCCACTTGATGGTCGCAGGCCGGGGCGCGGGCAAGACGCGCGCAGCCGCCGAGAACCTCGGCTGGTGGGCATGGCAGAACCCCAACACCCGGTGGCTGGTGTCAGCCCCAACGTCCAGCGACCTGCGCGCAACCTGTTACGAGGGCGATAGCGGGCTGCTATCGGTGATCCCACCCGAGCTGATCAAGGACTACAACAAGAGCCTGCACGAGCTGGTGCTGGTCAACGGCAGCCTGATCAAGGGCATCCCGGCGTCGGAGCCCGAGCGTTTTCGCGGTCCGCAGTTCCATGGCGGCTGGCTGGACGAGCTGGCCGCGTGGGACTATCTGCAAGAGAGCTGGGACATGATCATGTTCGGCATCCGGCTGGGCCAGCGCACCAAGCTGATCTGCTCGACCACACCCAAGCCCAAGGACGTGGTGCTGGACCTGATCAGCCGCGAGGGCGACGACGTGGTGATCACGCGCGCGTCGACCTACGCGAACATCGCCAACCTAGCCCCATCGTTCCAGAAGCAGATCCTGCAGTACGAGGGCACCAACCTTGGTCGGCAAGAGATACATGCAGAGATTATTGACCCCGAAGAAGGCGGCATCGTCCAGCGCGACTGGTTCCGGCTGTGGCCAGACGGCAAGCCCTTCCCCAAGTTCGAGTACGTGATCCAGTCCTACGACTGCGGCTACAAGGACAAGGAGGCCAGCGACCCGACCGGCAACATCACGCTGGGCGTGTTCAAGCCGCTGGACGGCGGCATGTGCGTGATGGTGATCGACTGCTGGCAGGAGAAGCTGACCTACCCCGACCTGCGGCCCAAGATCATCGACGAGTACGAGACCGTGTACGGCGAGGGCAAAGAGAAGAAGCGCGTCGACCTGCTGCTGGTCGAGGACAAGGCGGCGGGCATCTCGCTGATACAGGACCTGCAGCGGGCCGGGCTGCCGGTGCGGGGCTACAACCCGGGGCGGGCCGACAAGAGCCAGCGCCTGAGCATTGTGGCCAACATCATCAAGGCCGGGCGCGTCTGGGTGCCGGAGAGCAGCGTGCGCAAGGGCTACGTGCGGGACTGGGCCGAGGGCATGGTCAGCCAGATATGTTCGTTCCCCAACACGGCGCACGACGAGTACGTGGACTGCATCAGCCAAGCCCTGCGCTTCCTGCGCGACGCGGGCTGGATCAGCATCGACTTCCCCAAGGAGTGGGTGGACGAGGACGACTACATTGACGCGGGCCAGCGCAGCCGCGAGAATCCGTACGCGGCGTAGAATGCGCGCCAAACCCTACCGGAGGTCATGTGACACCACCCATTGAGCAAATGCGTGCCGAAGTTACGGCAAGCAAGGCCAAGAAAGCCAAGACGCCCAAACAACCCAAGCTGCTCAGCGAAGATGAGCAGAAGCGCATCAAGGTCGACGCCGAGGGCCCCGGCGGCGTCAAGGGCATCGTGGTGCCCAAGCACCTGATCGAGGGCAACCCCAAGGCGTACGCGGAGGGCCTGAAGAACATGATGGCTGCAAGGGCGCGGGTTTACGGCTCAGAGCACCGTGAGCCACTGACCCTTGGCCAGATGGGCAAGATACACAAGCAAGCCCTGCAAGAGCATTTCGACAAGCCACTGCACGAGCAGCTCAGTGCGGAAAAAGAAGCGCTGAACCGTATCCGTGCCGCAAAGTTCATCAAGCCGGACAAAGACACACTGGACGAGTCCGAGAAGCTGGACACCGTGGAGCACGAGCACGACGAGCAGGGCCGGTCCCACGTCGGGTACGCGTCCAAAGGCATTGCGGGCCACGCCCTGTTCCCCAAGGGGCACGGCGACGACATGGACTACAAGGTGATCAACACTTGCCCCGGCCAGACCGGCGGCTGCGGTGGCGGGATCGACAAGAACGGCATTGTGGACACGAAGCAAGGCACCTGCTTCGCACCCAACGCGGAGTCCCAGTACGCAGCCGCCGTGAGCCGCCGTGCGGGCCACGCCATCGCCAAGCACGATCCGGCCATGACCCGCGACTGGATCATTGCCCACACCGGGTCGATGCGCACTGCCGCCAACAAAGCGGACAAAAGCAATAAGCGCATGCTGTTCCGCCCGAACGTGGTGGACGAGACCGACGTGTCATCCCGTCACGCCATCCGGCATTTGAACGAGCAGCGCAAGGCTGAAGACAAACCGGCAATCATTGCCAATTCCTACGGCAAGACCAACGAGCTGCACGACCCGGAGAACGGCTACTACGTCACCCATTCCAACGTCGGCCCGAAGGTTAAGCACGGGCAAGAGATCACGGAAAACATTGGCCGCGACAAAGCCCGTGTGCGCAACACCATCATGGCCGCCGACAACCGGGGCGACTTCACGAACGACCAAGGAAACAAAACGCCCCCAAGGGGCTCGTACATGGTCACGGACATGAAGCGCGGATCGCCTTTGGCCAAGAGAGCGGAGCAGTCCATCACCCACGCCAAGTACTGGACCACCGGGCGGCCCGCCAGCGAGTTGTCCGAGGACGAGAAGGCGGAAGGCGAAGAAGGCCACTTCGGCCCCAACGGCAAGCCCACAACGCCGGACAAGGCGCACTTCGGCCACACCACGCTGAACGACAAGGCTGGCACGCCGTTGCGCTTTGACTACCAGAAGCAGCACGTACTGCACCCGCGCTTGGTGAACGTGCCCGAGCGCAAGGAAAACAAAAAGACCGGCAAGACGGAGATGGTCGAGCACATGATCCCGACCGACTCTCGATTCAAAGATGAGGACTTCTTGCCCAAGAACCGGTTTAAGACCAAGAACGGCAAAGTGGCTGGCCACATCCTGATGACCACGCCGACAGAGTCCACCAGCAACATTGGCCACCAGACATCGTTCACCCATCCCGTGAGCCCGGCGCATATTGAACACGCGCTGGCCAACAACGGCGAGTACGTGATGGACAAGCCCGAGGATCAGATAAAGGCCAAGGGCAAAGAGTACGCTGCACCACAAGCAATCAAGTTCTACGCCGAAGGCGGCCATGTTGGTGGGCGGCATATTGGCTTCAGCGATGATGACTTCCACTGCTTCCCCGAGCGGAACGTCGTGGCACAACGCCACTTGGCTATGCGGCGCGGCGACGACGAAGCAGAGATTCGCAAGCCCGTGCGTCAGCCCACCCGCAAGATGGCCGACGGCGGCGCGGTTGAGCCCGACAAGGACACCATGCTGGCCAGCCTGCTGTTGCGCAGGACGCCTGACTCGGTGAACATCAAGGACGTCGGTGTCAAAGAGGCACCCAACCTGCCCATCAAGGCGTTCGTGTCGCCCAACGGCGGCAGCGGCGCGGGCCTGCCCATCGGCGGCGTGGACTTCCAGCCCCTGACACCCGGCAACCAGATGATGCCCATGCAGCCCGGCCAGCCGCAAGGTGGCCTGCCGCCCCCGCCCGGACAGCCACCCATGCCACCACAGGGCGGTATGCCGCCCCCCGGAGCGCCCGGCGCACCGCCGCCCAAGCCCGGCCAGCCCCAGAGCAACATCCTTGCCCTGACGCCCCAAGGCCAAGCCATGCAGGCCATGCGGCCAAACCCGCAGGCCATGCCGCAGCGCCCCGGGCCCACAGGGCCACGCATGGCGCGCGGCGGGTCAACCCACGACATTTACCTGACGGAGCGCAAGCTGTGAGCTTCTACTCCCCTATCGACCGGCTGGCCCAAAACCTACCCCGTCCCAAGGGGACCGGCTCGGAGTTCATGACCGAGTTGAGCAAGATGCCCGGCTACAAGGCGCAAGAGGCCGAGGACCGTGGGCTACAGGCGCTGACGAACTTGCCGAAGATGGAGCGGGCGCAATTCATGGAGGCGCTGAAGGCCAAGCCGCCGGTGGTGCCCACCGTGAGGGAGAAATCCAACGAGGACCTTGATCTACGGCACCTATCCCGGGAAGAGAGGGCGGAAACTGCTAGGGTGGATGGCGTTAACCACGAAGAGTACACCCTGCCCGGCGGCAAGCACTACCGCGAAATATTGCTCAAACACCCGCTTCCGCAAAAATCTTTTAATGGCGTGCAAGTACATTTTGCTGGCGAGCCCAACATACTGGCCAGCATTCGCGTCAAAGACCGCACCGGCCCCAACGGCGAAAAGATATTGCACATCGAAGAGCTGCAATCTGATTGGCATCAGCAAGGCCGCGAGAAGGGTTACACGCCGCCTGACGTTCAAAAGCAAATCGCCGATGCGGAGCGTGCGCATTGGGGGCTGCAAAAGCAGTTGCGAGAAGCCAAACAAAACGCGGCCTATGCCGAAGCTGGTCTGGACGACCCGATAACAAAACGGATGCGGGACCTAAACCCTGAAATGAATCAGCGCTTGGAAGCCGCCAAAATCAAGCACAACAACACCATCATGGAGCTATTGCCGCAGGCCATGAAGGCCGAGGCAAAGTACCAAGACCTGTTGCACCAGTCAAAGAACACTGTGCCCGATGCTCCGTTCAAAAAGAGCTGGCACGAGATGGCGCTCAAGAAGATGATCCATCACGCCGCTGCCAACGG